AGTCAAGTATATAATTCCCATATGGATCACAGCGATATTGTCGAATTTTATCGAAGCGGAAAGACGCTGGCACAGATAGGGGAAATATATGGACTGTCGAGACAGAGAATCCAGCAAATAACGAAGAAGCTAGGGCTATCTGCGCGGGATGGTGGGGCGCGCGTTCGTGCTGTGCCAGAACCAGAGCGCACACGCCGTCAGGCATTTGGTCTGCAAAAGTCAATGGCGAAACAGCGCGGTATCGAATGGCTTTTGACGTTCGATGAATGGTGGGAAATATGGGCGCCTCGTTGGGATAATCGTGGAAGGAGATCAGGTCAAATGGTTATGTGCAGAAACCGCGATAAAGGTCCGTATTGCGTTGGCAATGTGAGGATAGATACCGCCAATGCAAACCACGCCGAATATCACGCCATGAAACGTAGCCCTTGAATTTCGTCAAATTATGGAATATGATGACGCCCAATAGTCCGACTGCCGGCCAGTTGTTGCCGTGGATGCGCCCCGATGGGAGGGCGCAGGTCGCTCGATAGAATCCTGAACGGCTCCGAGAAATCGGGGCCGTTTTCACGTACAGGCGCGCAGTGTAGCAGCGGCAGCTAGCCAGCCTCATAAGCTGGAGGTCGATGGTTCGAATCCATCCTGCGCTACCAATTCAGGCCGTCTGCCAGACTGCTGAATCCTCCGGTGGACTCGGGGCCGGACTCACAAGGTCCGGCCCTTTTTCTTTGGAGCGCCATGAGAGACAACCCGCTGGTGTGGCTGGCCATGTTCCTAGCGATGGTAGCCGTGATCGCTTTCCTCACGATCGGCCAAGCGCGCGCCCAAGTCGACGGGTGTGAGCTGCTGTGGGACATCGCCATTGTCGCCCGAGGGATGGCGGAGGAGGGCATACCCCAGGCCACCATCACGAGCGCGATGGCGCGCATGTACAGCACGCCCAGGCCCCTGTTGGATGAGGTCGCCAAGGTCGCGGTTGAGAGCAAGCTGCCGGCCGGGGTGTTCGCGTACCGCATGAGAGCGCAGTGCAATGGCTCGCCTGATCCAAAGCCCGGTACGACATTTCGCTCTACGTAACCCCGTCTGCGAGCGCGCCGTCGCGGCGATGCGCGAGGACATGGAGCGACTGGAGGTTCCCCGTGAAACGTTGGACTCTGATCCCGGACTGGAAACGATTGTGGATCAAGCTGTGGAGCGTGAAGCTCGCCCTTATCGCGGGGTTACTGTCCGGTATCGAGGCCGCGGTCGCCATTTGGATTGATGGGCGCCCGGCGATCCTCGCCCTGGGCGTGATGGCGATCAGCTTCGGGGCGGCGGTGTCCAGGATCGTGGCGCAACCGAAGCTGCACCAATGAGCAAGCCCGTTCGCATCGTCGTGGCGGCGCTGTCCCTGAGCGCTGCCGGATACGCCGGTATCGTCGGCTACGAGAGCTACACCAGCGTCGCGGTGGTTCCAACCAAAGGGGATAGATGGACCGTGGGTTTTGGCTCCACATTTCGCGATGATGGCTCACCCGTTCAGATGGGCGACACGATTACCCCACCCCAAGCGATCAAGCGCAGCGTGGCGCATATCGCCAAGGATGAGACCGGATTGAAGCGCTGCGTCACCGGCGAACTGCACCAAGCAGAATTCGACATTTTGATTGACTTTTCGTACCAGTATGGCGTCTCAGCGACGTGCCGATCTGGAATGGTGCGGCACATCAACGCCGGCGAGTACGAACAGGCTTGCAACGCTTACCTGCAATGGAAGATGGCGGGCGGATTCGATTGTTCAACGCCGGGCAACACACGATGCCGCGGCGTGTGGACGCGCCAGCTTGAGAGGCAGGCGAAGTGCCTGGCGGCGCAGTGAAGCGCGTCCTGCTCGCGGTTGTTGCCGGCATGATCTGGCTCGCGCTGCAATTCCAGCCGGTGTTCGATCCCGTGTTCCGGTGGGCGGATCAACTGACGGACTGGCTGCTGCGATGACCGTTTCACAATGGAGGGTTCTGCACATGAAAATGATCGGGCTTATGGGCGTCAGTGACAACGGCGTGATGTTCTCGCCGAAGGGCCGCAGACTGTTCAGGCTGCCATTGCGTCTGGCCGCGCTGATCCAGCGAGCGCAGCACTGGATCGCGCAGAGGACGTGGCGATGAGCAAGCTCGATCAGTGGGGCGAGAAGATTCAGGAAACGGAGCCGTGGTTTGACCGGATGCTGACGAAGCTGGCAGCGCATTCGCACACTGCGAAGATCGTTTGCGTGGTTACCGCTCTGGCGCTGGCGACGGGATTGCTGATGTGGCTGATATTCCGGTTTGTAGTTCTGTCGCGCCTTTGCGGCGCATAAGGAGCATCACATGTCTTGGAACATCAACGTAGCCGGAACTGATCGGGAAACAATCAAGGTAGCCGTGAACGCGGATCAGCATATGCCGCAGCAACTCAAGGACCTGTTCGCCTTTCAGGTTGACCGCATGAAACCGATGGCTGACTGTGGTATCGCCGTGAGAAGCTCGGGGCATCACGACGAGAATTACTGTTACGGAGATTTCAAGGTGGAGAGGACTAAGCTGGTATGAGCATGACCCAGCGCGGCCTCCTATCCCCGGCCCTCATCCAACTCATCCTGTGGGGCGTTGCTGCAGCCGCCGTCATGGGCGCCGTCTGGTGGGTCGTCGATACCTGGCGGGACGGCCGGGCGGCAGTGCGCGAGGTCGAGGCAATCAAGGCCGAGGTATTTCCCGGATGCCGCAAGGATACCGCGCTTGAGTGCGCGCGGGAGGTCAAAGCCGCGCTTGCCGACTGTGAGACGCGCGAGAAGGCGTTGCTCGCCCTGATCGCCAAGCAAAACGCGGCGATACAGGAACTGGAAACCAAGGCCAAGCAAGCGCAGGCACGGGCCACGGCTGCATTGGCGCGGGCGGATAAGGCCGCTACAGCCACGTTGGTCGAGCGCGAGCGCTTGGAGGCCCTGATCCTCGCCGGCAATGCGCCCGGGGAATGCCCGGCAGGTCAGGCCGTGTCGCAGGTTAGGCAGGGGTTGCGGCCGTGAGGGCCATCATCTTGCTCCTGCTGCTCGCCGGCTGCGCCACCGTGCCGGACGTGCCGACAGAGGTTAGGGTCCCCGTCGCCGTCCCCTGCCTGACCGTCGACCAGGTGCCGCGCGCCACGTTCAAAACCGATGCCGATCTCGCCAAACTCCCGGACGGCCCTCTCGTGCTGGCGCTGGCTAAGGACCGGCTGGAGAGGCAGGCGCACATCGGCAGGATTGAGGCGATCCTACAGGGCTGCGTCAAGTGACTACCGACTCCCCCGGAACGGCATCCTCTCCAACCCGGCCGCGTGCAGCCAGTAGATCCACGCCCTGGAGCCCATCGGTTGCGCGCCGATCTCGTAGCGCGCCCACGTCACCCGGTTGACCCCGGCGAGATCAGCGGCCTGCTGCTGAGTCAGGCCGGCCTGAGCACGGGCGGCGCGGATGTCAGCGGGGGTTGGACTAGTCGGGGTCACGCGATTCCAGCGTCAGGCCGGCACGGTAGCCTCGTCCAAGGGCGGCGCGTTGCGGGTCCGTGGAGTCTGATGCCGCGAGCCACATATCGTGCTCCGCCTCAGTGCCGAAATTTTCGCCGTGATGGGCGCGGCGCAGGCCGCGCATGTAGCCGGCCCACCATGACGAGCGGATGTGATCGGAGTCTAGCCGGCGCAGCGTGTCGGCCCGGCGCAGCAGGGATGCGAATGTGCTCACGAACGATCCAGTTCGCGGCGCTCGGCGGCAACGCGGCGGCGCAGCTCGCGACGGATAACGCGCGGCAGAGACTCGGGGGTGGCCATGAGCGTGCCGCCGGTGCTTTCCAGGCGCTCGCAGACCTGCGGGTAGTGCCCGGCGTTGTCGCGAATACGGACGTAACCAGCCTGCCCGCTGGACGTGTGCGGAGCGAAATACGTCGTTCTCGTGCGTTCGCCGTAGAACGGATCGTCACGCTCGACTGTGACGTTGTTGGAATCTACTGTGATTTTGGTTTTCATCTGGATCTCCTCACCGGGCTACCGGCCGGTGGCGGTGGTGATCGATTGACCACATAATCATTGTAGCACATTGCTACACTGATGCAACAACTAAATTGTAACAGATTGTAATAAAGGGTAGCCGATGACATTCCAAATCTACCGCACCCGTGGCAAGCAGTACCGCTGGCGGCTGCGCGCCAAGAACGGGAAGATCGTCGCCTGCAGCGGCGAGTCCTACAAGCGCCGCGTGGACATGATGGAGTCTATTGATCTCGTCCGCGCCACGGACTACGCAACGCAGGTCGAGGAGGTAGCGAAATGAGCACACCGGATTGTCCCATCGAGCCGCACAGCCGGCGCAGCATCATCGGCACCCGAATCGTCGAGGCAATAATTATCGCAGCCGTCACGGCCGGCGCCACCGGTTACGTGAGCCTGCGTGTGGTCGAGGCGCGCGCGGATAATGACCGCGAATCGATCAGCGAGTTGAAGGTCGCGATGCGGGAAAACACTCGCGCTATCAACGATTTGACGCGCCTCGCGAACCGTCTGGAAACCGTGGCCGAGGAACGTCGCTCTCAGATCGAGGCCAGGCTGCGGGCGCTGGAGGAGCGGCGCCGGTGATCGAGCTTGCGAGCCAAACAGTCCAGCTACCGGCGGCGGCCGTGCCAGTCGTGATTCGAGATTCGTCCGGCATGACGCGCGAGCTGGTGCTGCTGATCACGGAGCGCGGCGCGGCTTGGCCGATGTCGTGGATTGAGCTGCCATGTTCGGGGACGGCATGAAATGGTGAAGGTTACTAAAGTAGCAAAAAATAGTAAACGCGGGGCGAGGCCGGGAGAACGTCGGGGTGGACGCCAGAAAGGCACGCCAAACAAAAAGACCGCCGCGACGGTGAAAGCGGTTAAAGCCGGCGGCGTGACGCCCCTGAACTACATGCTGAACGTGATGCGTAAGCCCATCCCGGCCGATGCCGAGCCGCAGGTAAAGGTTGTCATGATCGGGATGCGGTTCGAGGCCGCGAAAGCGGCGGCTCCGTACGTGCATCCCAAACTCGCGGCGATCGAGCACACCGGGAAGGACGGGGAGAGCCTGTTCCCGAAGCGCGTGCTGATCGAGTTCGTAGATGCCCCAACCAGAAAGTGAGGCGCCGCAGTCACCGGTTCAATTTCCACGACTGCTGCAACCGCTGTTCGCGCCGTACCGCTATAAGATTTTGTACGGTGGCCGGGGTGGGGCGAAATCATGGAGTGTCGCTCGCGCGCTGCTCACGCAAGGCATGAATGACCCACTGCGAATCCTGTGCGCTCGGGAGGTCATGCGTACGATCGCTGATTCCGTCCATCGACTGCTCTCCGACCAGGTCGAGGCGGTGCCGGAGTTCAAGGCTTGGTACAAGGTACAGGAGACATCGATTACCGGTCATAACGGGGCCGAGTTCCTGTACACGGGGCTACGCGCGATCGACGCGGACAAGATCAAGTCGTATGAAGGGTGTGACGTTGCGTGGGTGGAGGAGGGCCAGGTTCTCTCCAAGCGGTCTCTGGATATTTTGATACCGACGATCCGGGCTGATAGTTCGGAAATCTGGATAACGCTGAACCCGGAGTTGGACACCGACGAGGTTTACACCCGGTTCATAGGTAGCACGCCGCCGCCGAGGTCATGGGTTCAGCGGGTGACGTGGAGAGATAATCCTTGGTTCCCTGCCGTGCTGGAGGAAGAGCGCCAGACGATGCTGGCGCGAGACCCGGTTGAGTACGAGCACGTTTGGGAGGGGCGTCCGCGTACGGTGGTCGCTGGCGCGATCTACGCGACCGAAGTGACTGGGATGATTGAGAGCCGGCGGGTGAGGCGCGTGCCCTACGATCCACGCCTGCTGGTGCACACGATATGGGATCTGGGCTGGAACGACCAGACCAGCATCATATTCGCGCAGCGATTGCACTCCGAGGTCAGCATCATCGACTACGAGGAGGAGTCATTCCTGCGCTATGACCAGTGGGCGAAGCGGCTGAAGGACAAGGACTACGTGTACGGGTCGCACTGGCTTCCCCACGACGGAGGCCACAAGACGCAGGCTGGCAAGGGCATCAGCGCGCAGGATACGCTGAAGCGGCTGCTCGGGATGAAGCCGAAGCTGATTCCCAAACCGGCCGTCAAGGAGGACACGATCAAGGCCGCCAGGATGCTGTTCCCGCGGGTCTACATGGACGAGGACAAGGCCGCGCGGCTTCTGCTGTGCCTGAAGCGTTACCGACGCGGGGTGCCGGAATCGACCGGCGAGCCCGGGAAGCCGTTGCACGACGAATACAGCCACGGCGCGGATACGTTTGGGGGCTTGGCGACGATCGTGGACAAGCTGGGGAACGAGACCGATGCGCCGGTCGTGCGCGTTGTGGAACACACGCCTCTAGATCGCGGAATGGGAATGTGATGCGCCGTAGCGGAGTACCGCCTAAAGATGCGCGATCTGGCGCGTGCGCATTTGTTCGGTAGCGGCACAGTGCATCAATAAGGAGTCCGAATGCAGCCACTCGTAGAGCACATGGAAGGGGCTGTCGACGGGGAAGGTGCGCCTGCCGAGCTGAGTGAGGAGGATCGAGTTCGGGCCGAGGATGAGGAAAAGCGTCGGCGCGAGGAAATGTTCGAACACTTGGACGCCTTCGGCCAATCGCTTGCCCAGACCCGGGCCGAGGCCATTGCCGGCCGGATGACATCCGGAATCGAAGACGAGTGGCTGGAGGACGAGGAGTTCTACAACGGCATCGACGACGCCAACCGCGGCGAGTCTAAGTCGAGCACCTGGCGCAAGAAACCGATGGGACAAAGCGAAGTAAAAGCGGTGACCACACGGAGCACTGTGTTCCCGAACATTACGGGGCCATACACCGATGCGGCAGCGGCGAGGATCTCCGATATGTTGCTGCCTACCGATGATCGTTCCTGGGCGCTGGGGCCGACGCCGATACCGGAGCTGATGAACGTCTCGAAGGGCAAGCTCTCGCCGCAGATGGTGAAAGAGGCTCAGGCGATGTACCCGGGCCAGCCCGACATGGCGAAGACACGGCTCGCCCAAGCCGTCGATGAGGCAACGGCGGCGATGGATGCGGCCAAGGAGAAGGCCGACAAAGCGCAGAAACGTATCGAGGACTGGCACGTCGAGTCTCAGTGGCACGCGCAGATCCGGCTGGTGATCGAGGACGCCGCGCGCGTGGGGGCTGGTGTATTGAAGGGGCCGGTGCCCACGAAGCGCCGCCGCGTGTCATACCGTGACGGTGCCGTGCTCGTGCTCGACGAGATCAAGCCGGTGTCGCGGTGGATCGACTACTGGAATTTCTACCCCGATCCGGCCTGCGGTGAGAATATCCACAACGGATCATATACTTGGGAGAAAGACCACCTGACCCGCAAGCAGTTGCGGGATCTGAAAGGCGGGCCAGACTACATCGACGAGCAGATCGATGCCTGCTTGGTAGAGGGGCCAACACGCGCGATTGCGGAGTACAAGCCCGCGGCTGAAATGATGGCCGCCGTTCAAGAGAAGGACAAGTTTGAGGTTTGGTATTTCCACGGCACAGCGGAGAAGATCGACCTGGAAGCGGCCGGCTGTGACTGCGAGGGCGCTACCGACCCGCACATACCGGCGATGGTCGTTATGATCAATAACCGTGTCATCAAGGCGGCGCTGAACCCGCTCGACACGGGGGATTTCCCCTACGACGTGATGGTGTGGCGCCGGCGCTCCGGTTTCTGGGCAGGTCAGGGTGTCGCGCGCCAGATCCGAGTGGCGCAGCGCATCGTGACCGCGGCGACTCGAAACCTGATGGACAACGCCGGGATTGCCGCCGGGCCGATGCTGGTGTTCCGCCAAGGCGTTGTGAATCCCATGAACGGGGTTGCGGAAATCGCGCCCCGGAAGATGTGGTACATCGCCGAAGACGCCGAGAACATGGAGGACGCCACCAAGGCGATCGGCGTCGTCAAGGTGGACATGCTGGTGCAGGAGCTGCTGGATATCATCCAGCTCGGGTTGAAGCTCGCAGAGGACGTCACCGGCCTGCCGATGCTGCTGCAGGGCCAGATGAGCAAGGCCCCGGACACCGTTGGCGGCATGACGATGCTGAACAACAATGCGTCGGCGGTTCTGCGGCGCCTGGCGAGGCTATTCGACGATCGCATCACCGAGCCTCATATTACGCGCTACTACTACTGGCTCCTGCATTACGGAGAAGACGAGGAGAAGGGCGACTACTGCGTGGACGCCCGCGGGTCCAGCGCCTTGGTCGAGCGCGATCTCCAGAATCAGGCCGTGGCGCAGATGGGGTCGATCGTGCTCGATCCTCGATTCGGCGTGGACCCGAAGAAATGGTTCGCGGAACTCTGCAAGTCACAGCGTCTCGATGCCAAGCGTTTCGAGTACGACGACGAAAAGTGGCGGCAGATCGTGGAGAACATGGCCAAGGGGCCGCAGGATCCGCGTCTGGCTGTTGCGGAAATGCGCGCTGCGTCGGAGGCCCGGGAGCGCGAGTTCAAGGCCGCCCTTATCATGCTCGAACAGCGCTTCGACTCCGATCAGGCTGAGCGAGACCGGCAGCTCGAACTGGTGTTGGCCGGCGTGGATGCCGAATTGGAGACCAAGCGCCAGGCCGGCGACGAGCGGATGTCGCTTTCCGATGTCAAGGCCATGCTGGCCGGCAAGGTCATAGATATTCGGTCGAAGCAAAGCCTGTTCAACAAGGAGCGGGCGCTCAAACTACAGGCGGGGAGCGGGATCTGATGAAAATGAAGGAGGCGCGGCTCGTGATCTTCTCCTCACCGAACGGGCGCGGTGACTGGGTTCCGGTGAAGCCAGAGGCCGTGCCGGAGTGGGTGAAGGGCCCGGATAACATGGCGCGGCTGGTGAACGGCCAGACCTGCATGAAATGTGACGAGGGCGAGACAGTTCTGAATGGTATTGCGCGCTGACGATGCACCAGGCGGTGAAGATGCAGAAGAGCATGATGAAGCGTGAGCGCCGAGTCGAGCGTAACCGCCGCACGCTTAATCGGAGCCTGCACTGATGGCTGATCGTATCCTGAACAACGAGGAGCGCCACAGCCAGGCGTGGACAAAGGCGAAATCCTACATGGAAAAGCGCATCGCGCTTCTCCGATCGAGGAATGACAGCGACCTGGACGAGCGCAAGACCGCGCGTTTGCGCGGCAGCATCGCAGAACTGAAACACCTGATCAGCTTGGGAGAGGAAATAGTAATTCCTCACCAGGACGACGAATTATTCAAGGACTGAATCCGCGGCCTGGGAAACCACACCGCAGAAGGAAGCCGATGACACCGTTGGGTGCCTCGGCACGTAGGCCCGCTTCGGCGGGTTTTTTGTTTTGTGAGGCGTGACGTGACAGACCAAACAGACCAAGTTGAACTAACGGACGAGCAACGGGAAGCGCAGTCGGCCTTGGAAGAGAAAGAAGGCCAGGCCGGTCTTGCATCAGGATTCGCGCGCATAAGCGGAAAAGATGCGTCCATCGACACTGCGACCACAGGGGCCACCGAGAAATCGGCCGCCGAAGTGGAAGCCGAGGCGAAAGCCGCGGCAGAAGCGCAAGCTGCCGAAGCGAAGGCTGTGGACGAGGCTGCGTACAACGCACTTCCCAGGGCGCTGCGGGATCGGGTTGAAAGACTCGAATCCATCCCGGGCGCGATCGACAAGCTTGCGGGACACGTTGGCGGATTCAAGCGCCAGCTCGATGCTGCAGTCGCCACGGCCACGGCCGCCGCGAGCAGCAAGGGCGGCGTGGCTCCGACCGATGCGGAAGTGAGCGCCGCGCAAGCGGATAAGAGCGGGGAAAAGTGGAAGCAGGTGCAGGTGGACTTTCCCGACTGGGCCGAGGCCCTTGAGGAAAGGCTGGCCGGCATCGGCGCACAGAAACCCGTTGATGTCGATGCGCTGAAGAAGGACGTGACCGGCACCGTAGAGGCCAGAGTTTCACAGGGCGTCGACGAGGCCGAGGAGCGTGCCTTTCTCCGTCTGAAGTATCCAACTTGGAAGAATGACGCAAAGACGCCTGAGTTCAGGGCGTGGTTTGCGGCACAACCGGCAGAGATCCAGTCGCTTGGCTCAAGCACGTTGGCTGACGACGCGATCAAGGTCTTCGACAGCTATTCGGTGCACCGGAAGTCGGTGTCCGATGCGGCTGCGGCACGCCAGAGGAACCAACGGCGCTTGGAAGGCGCGGTGACCCCGAGAGGGACATCCCACCCCGTCACGCCAGGCACTCTTCCAGATGAAGAGGGGCTTAACGTCGGATTCAACAAGGTCCGGAGAGCCTCAGTCTAAAGGACATCCAACATGCCTATCACCAAATATACGACCAATGCGGGCCGTATCAACGAGATCAAGGGCGAGATCCTTGCTCACGCATTGCCGGTCGAGGTCTTGGCCCTCGGCTGCAAGATGAAACCCATGCCCAAGAGCCAGGGTGACAACATCAGCTATCGGCGTTACCTGCCGTTTGGCGCAACCACGGTGAGCGCCAACACGCAGAACCGTCCCTCGGTGGATGCTGCTGCCCACATTCTCACGGAAGGCGTGACGCCTGATGCCGACCAGCTCACCCCGGTCGATGTCAACGTGCAGCTCCAGCAGTACGGTTGCCTCTACAGCTACACCGACAAAGCGGCGGACCTGTACGAGGACGACCTGCCAGAAGAGCAGAAGATTCAGACCGGAGAGCGCATGGGTCTGGTGCGCGAAATGATCCGGTACGGATCGCTCAAGGCGTGCACCAACGTTATCTATGCCGGCGGCACGTCCCGGGTCACGGTGGACGAGGCGATCAGCCTTAACATCCTGCGCCGGATGACGAAAACGCTCAAGGCGAACCACGCCAAGAAGAAGACGCGGATCATATCCGCCAGTGTGAACTACGATACCTCGGCGATTCAGCCCGGGTACATGGTGTTCGTGCACACGGATGCCCAGCCCGACGTGGAAGATTTGCCGGATTACGTGCCGGCCTCCAAGTACGGCAATCGCCAGGTGATCAACGAGAACGAAATCGGGTCTGCCGGTGAGTACCGCTTCATCTTGAGCCCCGAACTCTCGCCGTATCTGGCGGGTGGGGCCGCGGTGGGGGCGACGGGCCTGGTCTCCGCTGGTGCGTCGAACGTGGATGTCTACCCCTTCATCGTCATGGGTGAAGAGGCGGCGTTTGACGTGGCGCTGCGCGGCGCGAACAGCCTTGATGTCACTCACCTTCCGGCGAGGCAGAAGGACAAGTCGGATCCGTTGGGGCAGCGTGGCTACGTGGGCGCGTCGTTCTGGGATGCAGTCCTGGTCACCAACAACGGCTGGATGGGTGTGATCGAGGCCGGCGCCACCGACGTTTAACCCCGACAAACCCTGACGGGGCTGGGTAACCAGTCCCATTTTAACCAAGGAGATTGAAATGAATGACACGATGGAAGTTCCCCGCGGGTTTACTGGTTCTTTTTCAAGGGCTGGGCTCGCGATTGGCGACGGCGCAAAAACGGGCGTGGCAATTGCTGCGCCAAACGGCGCTGGCGTCGATTTCGCGATCGACGGCATCGGCTACCACAAAGCGGACGTGGCAACTAACGCTCCGTTGACTGGTGCGACACAGGCCGATCTTACGACCTGCCTGTATCTGGTACAGGTTGACTCAGGCGGAACTTTGAGCTTCGTCAAGGGCGACGAGGAGCTGACCGCAGACCTGACGGCAGGTAAGCGCGTGCTGCACTGGCCGGAGCCTGCATCTGCAAGATGTCCGGTCGGCGCGGTCAAAGTTCTCACTGTAGGCGCGACGTTCATTCCGGGCACCACGGCGCTTGATGCGGCGGCGGTGACCGAGACGTACTACAACTTCCTCGGCGGCATGCCGACCGCGCCGTTGACCTCGTAGGGCAAAGCACTGAACAGGGCGTTCTTCGGGGCGCCCTTTTTTCCCATACCAATTTCATAAATCAGGAGACATATCATGCTTTGGCAACGAATCACGAACGCGATCATTACGAAAACCATGAAGTTCGGAAAGGGAGCCGTGATGAAAGTCACGTCCGCCCTCGGCGTCGAAACAACGCTCGACATGGCCGAACTTGCTGCGCTTCAGAACATTGCCGCAGCCGACCTTGCCAAGATCGACGGCATCACCAACGGTACGTCGGCAGCCGGTAAGGCATTGGTGCTGGACTCGTCCGGGAACATCGACACGTTCGGCGCCGGCGCGATTACTGGCTCTGATTCCTCTCTCGGCATCACGGGCCAGGCGGCTGCCCAGGGAGGGGCCATCGTCATCACCGGCGGGACTTCCTCGACCGCAGGTAACGTCGGCGGCGTGGTGCAGATCGTCGGCGGCACTTCTGGGACCACATCGAACGGTGCGGCGGTCTCGCTGACCGGGGCCGTGAGCGGCACCACTGGCGCAGTCAACGGTGGCGCGGTGACAGTAGCCGGCGGCGCGGGCCATGCAACGAGCACGGGAGTCGGTGGTCTTGCCACCCTGCAAGGTGGCGCGAGCGGCGGCGGTGCTACTGGTAACGGCGGTAATGCGGCGGTCACCGGGGGCGCTGCGGCTTCCACCAACGGTTCGGGAGGCGCGGTCGTTATTACTCCTGGCGCCTTGGCAGGCTCGGGCGTCAACGGAGGCTTACACCTTCGGTCGCCTACTGGTCTCATCTTCAATCAGCAAACGGCGGCATCGGATATTGCCGACACTGCACCCACCCTAACCGTGGCGCAGTTCATCAACGGCATTGTTCATGGCAATCCTACGACGGGGCGTGCTGTTACCACGCCAACTGGCGCGGCGCTATCTACTGCGTGCGGTGTCGGTCTGGCCGTGGGCGATAGCTTCACTTTCGCCCTGACTACCATTGGTGTTGGTGCCGATGACATTTATACGTTGACGGCCGGCGATGGTAATGTCACTTTCATTGGCGCCGTGACCCTGGGGCCAGTTGTTACCAATACTTCTCCTGGTTCAGCACTCTGGCGGTTCCGCAATACGGGCGCGAATACGTGGGTGGGTTACCGCAACAGCTAAAGGCAAATTAAACCCCTCCGGGGCAAGACCTGGAGGGGTTGGGAGATCGTATGAAACTCTTTGAAATCTGGAATTCAAGCAAAGCATGGGGCACGCTGTCGGCGCTGAAGAAGAACCCCAAACTCGCGTACCGTCTTTTGAAGTACGAGAAGAAGGTGAACTCTGAACTGGAGGCATGTGAAAAACACCGACAGGCTTGCGTGTACGAGGTCTCCGGGGCGGAGCCCGGATCTGTGGTCAATATCGCAGAGGGGACACCGGAGTTTGCGGTGTTCCTCAAGAAGTTCAACGAGTTCCTGCAAGGCGAGTCAGACCTTGACTGGATCGGAGTCAGTCTGGACGAATTGATCGATGCTCTGGATGCAGAGATCGGCAACGTGCTGTCGGAGAACGACATCGAGTTGCTGGAACCGTTTTTCACGGAGCTGCCGAAACCCGACCTGAAGCTGGTCGAGAATCGGTGACACTTTTCCGGCCTTCGGGCCACTACGAGGAGGCCATCTTTCAGGTGGCCTTTTCTTTTTGGAGGTCATCATGCCGAGATTGGCAAAGCAACCCAGTGAAGCACAACTCGCGGCACGCGCTGCGGGAGCTGAAAGGTTAAAAGCGGCAACTGCTCAAAGGTTAATAGCGGCGGGTGCGCCGGAGATCGAGGCGCCAGAGCAAAGCCAGGCACAGGATTCTGCGGTGCCCAGACGTTACACGCATCCTGTGCGTTCGCGCAGGAGAGACTTCGACGCCGGCTCAGAAAAAGTAGGGCAGGACAAGACGCGCCACATGAAATCCCACGGACCGGCGCGCCGGGCGTTGGAGCCAACCGTTGTTGAGCCTGTGGAGTCTCCAGTACCGAAGATCAAGCTGGAAGCGCTCCGCTTCAACGAGGACATCATCACCATCGTCGTGCACGACTCGACCAATCCAACGGATGAGCCGTTCCCGGAGGTCTGGAATGACGGGGTGGTACAGCGCTTCCAACGGGGGAAGGAAATGCAGGTCAAGCGCAAGTACGTCGAAGTGCTGGCGCGGGCGAAGCGCACCACGCGCGGCAACGAGAAGTACAAGGACGCGAATGGTGATGATGCTTACCGCTACCCGGCGCATTCCGCGCTGCGTTACCCGTTCAGCGTGCTACACGATCCGAGTCCGAGGGGCCGCGCCTGGCTCTCCGGCATTTTGCAGGAGGGGTAAGCCATGGCGACCCGTCCCTGCGCTGTTGCCCGCATTGATGAAAATACCGTCAAGTTTTCCTGGGACACGCTCACAACTACCAACGCCGATGGCCAGCCGATCCCGTCGAACTTCGCCGATTATGCAGACCGGCACGTTCAGGTTGTGGGCGCGTTCGGCGTGGGCGGCAATCTGCGGGTGGCGGGTTCGCTCGACTTGAGCAACTACGCTGCGCTCAACGATCCGTTCGGCGCCGCGTTGAACATCACTGCGGCAAGCGTGAAAGGCATCACGGAGATACCCCTTCTCACCCGTCCCGAAGTTACCGCAGGGGACGGCACCACGGATCTCGACGTTTTCATAATCGCGCGGCGCAGCCGTAGCGGTAAGGAGGTTTGAATGGACAGCAATCTTCTCGCAATGGCAGATGCGATTCGGCGCGAGGCGCAGCGCACGCAAATCTTCATAGAGATCGCTTCGTTTCTGGAACACGTCGGCTCTCTCGAACAGGCGACGAACGAGCGCACGCGCCTGCTGGAAGAGGCCAAGTCTCGCCTTTCCGATATTCACAAGAAGATAGACGAGGCGGAAGCCAAACGGGCGACCGCGCAGGCGCATCTTGACACCGCCCATGCCTCTGCCGAGCAGACCATCAACAAGGCGCGCAGTGACGCCAAGGCGCAGGTTGCGGATGCGAACGCTCAAGCCGTCAGGGTGGTGGCCGAGGCGAACGACCAGTGCGCCAAGATGAAGGCTGCGGCACAAGCAGATGCCGATCGCCTTGTGGGTGAGGCGAAAGCCCGCGAGACCGCTGCTGTTGCCAAAGTGGCCGAGGCGGACGCCAGGCTCGCCAAGATCAGGACCGATACTGATACGGCCGGCAAGGAACTTGCTGCGGTTAACTCGAAGCTGGAAGAGGCTCGGCGCGCAGCGCGGAAGATGTTTGAGGGGTAACCCGCAGTGAAGCAGCCGCTTACCGCCGACGAACGGCTGGAGCGCATAGAGAGCAACGCGAAGCGGTTTCGCTCGCTACCGCGTCTTGCGTTGCAACCCGACAACGATTTCACGCTGGCGGTATGCGGCTACGGACCGTCGCTTGCGGACACATGGCAGGAGGCCGCGAAGTGCGACCGGATTATGACGACATCCGGTGCACACGATTTCCTGATCGGGAAGGGGGTGATCCCGCACTACCACGCCGAGCTTGACCCGCGTGAGCACAAGGCGGCTTTCGTCAAGAACAGCCATCCCGACGTGACCTACTACATCGCGGCGCATTGTCACCCGAAGATGTTGGCGAGGCTGACATACGAAGGGCGCAAGGTGGTGCTCTACTACGCGGTCACTCAGGATGACAACGCGCGCCAGGCCGCGCAGGTCATGCGGCTGGAGCCGGTCTACCACGACGTGATTTCAGGTCACACCAATGTCGGGATGCTGGCGAACAGCATCGGACGTGTCCTGGGACACCAGTATTTCCATCTTCACGGCATGGACTGCTGCTTCCCTAATGGTCAGATGTGGGCGGGTCCGCATACCGGAAGGCGGCAGGATGTGGTTACGGTGAGGGTGGATGGGCGTGAATACCTGACATCCCCGCAGATGATGGAGTCCACGGACGACATGATCCGCGTCTTTATACAGATGCCCCATGTCACCTTTGTAGTGCATGGCGACGGACTCCTCGCGGCGCGCGTGCGATTGCTGAAACGAGACATGGCGTTTGCGCTGAGCAAGCGGTGGTGGGAGCCGGTGGACTTCTACATCCGCGAGCCGGTCGAGCGCATGGCGAGCATCCGGTTATGACGACCGAGACCTTCACTACGCCGGGGCAGTTTCTATGGGTCTCGCCGTTAACCGGAACCGTTCAGATCGAGATGTGGGCGGGCGGGGCTGCTGGTGGCGGGAACAACACGACCTCGGACGGCGGTGGTGGCGGCGGTGGATCAGGTTACGGCAAGCTCAACGCTTACGCAGTGGTTTTGGGCACGACCTACACGGGATTCATCGGCACTGGCGGCACCGGAATTTCAGGCACCAGCGGCACAAACGGCGGCGGCACGTTCTGGCGTGATGCGGCTACGTTCAACATACCGGGTGGAACTGCCGGGAGCGGGGCCTTTCATCCGACGACGCCTCGGGCTGGCGGGGCGGGAAGTGCGCCAGCGAGCTTCACCGGCAGCTTCGATGTCACGACAACCGGCGGGACGGGCGGGGCTGGGGTCAACAACAACTCGGGTGGCGGTGGTGGCGGGGGTGGATCAGGTGGGAACACGACGGGCGGCAGCACGGGCAGTGCCGGCACGGCGGGCACTGGCGGCGCTGGCGGCGTGGCTGGCACGACCAACGGCGGCATCGGCGGCGTAGGTGGAAGCGGAACGAATCCAGGTATCGCGCCGATCTCCGGGAATGGCGGCGGCGGTGGTGGGTCTGGTGAGGGAACTCAGGTCGGAGGCACAGGAAAGAACGGCAAGATCATCCTGACCTACACGTTACCAGGCGGCATTGCGCCCCTGGCTCTTAATCATCTTCACAAGTTGATGAACGCATGAGCCACATTCTTCGACAATCGACTCAGGTTGTAGTCCGCATCGGCCCGTTCATGGACTCGGTTGATGCCGTGACCCCGGAAACCGGCATCACGTTAGGCGCGGCGGATCAGGCCGAAGCTCTCAAAGCCGCTGGCGCCGCAACTGCGGACATTTCTGGAAACACTTGGGCGGCAATCACCGGAGCTGGTGGCTGGTATGACCTGACGCTTACGACCACGGATACGAACACCATCGGAGACCTGACCATCGTTGTGCAGGACACAAGCGTGTGCCTGCCGGTGTTCGCGCGTTTTCAGGTGATCGAGGAAGTGACGTATGACGCGCTATATGCCGCCAGCGCCAACGCTTTTGCGGGTGCGGCGGGTTCTACGACTTTGGGCGCGGGGGCAATTACCGCGACAGTGATTGCAACGGGGGCCATTGATGCGGACGCGATTGCCGCAGACGCCATTACCGCGGCGAAGGTAGCTGATGGCACGATTGATGCTGCGACATTCGCGGCTGGTGCGATCAATGCTGCGGCCATAGCGAACGGTGCTATCGACGCCGCTACATTCGCCGCGGGGGCCATTGATGCCACGGCGATTGCCAACGGCGCGATTGATGCGGCTACCTTCGCTGCCGGGGCAATAGACGCAGCGGCTCTGGCTGCTGACGCCTCGGCTGAGATAGCCGATGCCGTGTGGGATGAGGACGCGACCTTACACCAGACGACAGGCACCTTCGGACAGGCGATTGGCGACCCTGTTGCGGATACCAACACGATCTACAAGGCCGTGGTGACTGATGCTACGGGTGTGACGGTCGGGACTGACACGGCCACGTTGCTCACGCGCATGGGGACACCATCAGACCTGGGCGGCGGCGCCACCGTGGCGGCGAACCTGGTTGATATCGAATCGCAGACCGACGATATCGGTGTTGCAGGTGCGGGCCTGACCGCGATCAATCTCCCTGATCAGGTGATGAACATAACGGGCGACATCACAGGGAATCTTTCCGGTAGCGTTGGATCGGTCACTGGCGCGGTGGGGAGTGTGACTGGTAGCGTGGGCAGTGTAGTCGGCCTGACAGCATCGAATCTGGACGCGACGGTATCTAGCAGGGCGACTCCGGCGCAGGTCAATACTGAAGTGCTCGATGTGCTGAATGTGGACACCTTTGCCGAACCCGGACAGGCGACGCCTGGGGCGACGATGACACTCGCGCAGAAGATCGGCTACTTGTTCAAGGCGTGGCGGAACCGCAGCACGCAGACCGCGACCGATTACAAGCTCTACAACGATGATGCTGTGACGGTGGATCAGAAGGCATCCACGAGCGACGACGCCGTGACGTTCGATCGTGGCGAAGTCGCAACAGGTCCATGAGCCTTGACACGAGAGACAAGAGGGCATCGGCAATCAATCCTGGCTGTCCGTGGCGCGGGCTGTGGCCGACGTCGGACGCCACGATCGATGCAGGTAATCGCAGGCAGACCGCGTTTCTGTCCTCAAGCGTTGTTGCCGTTGGCGGTGGTGGCGGCGGCGCAACACATGAATGGCTGATCCGCGCTCGGCGCAGGGGACGTAGATGAATTATCTCGAACTCGCAGTAAAGGCCCGCCAGGAGTGCGGCGCCTCCGGCACTGGGCCGGCCGCAGTGACCAATCAGACCGGCGAATCAAAGCGCATCGTGGACTGGGCGGCCGACGCCTGGACGGAGATCCAGAACAGGCATGAAAACTGGAAGTGGATGCGCTCATCGTTCACGTTCAATACCGTGCTGAACGACGACACCTACGCCTTCGGAGGCTGTACCGATACCAAGACCTCTGCGGCGATTGCGCGCTTTGCTCGCTGGTGGTGGGAAAACCTTGAGTACTCATTCCGAATTTACCTGCAATCGAGCGGGGTGGCCACCGAGGGCTGGCTGATACCTATGGACTACGAGCAATTCAAGCGCCGGTATCGCTTCGGCACGCAGAACAACGGCTTTCCGGCGCACTACACGATCGACGAGGACGACAACATCCTGCTCGGCCCGAAGCCGAACGGGGTCTACGTGGTCTCGGGCGACTACCAGCGCGGCGCCCTGGTGCTGGCGGCGAACTCCGACACGCCCGACATGCCGGCGCGCTTTCACATGCTGATCGTGTACGAGGCGATGTTGAAGTACGCGGGTTACGAGTCGGCACAAGAAGTCTGGACGCGCGCGATGGCGCATCGTGGCGTCCTGATGCGGCAGCTTGAAGGGAATCAGTTGCCGCAGATGAAGTTGGCTGAGCCTTTGGCATGAGACGGTCGCTGGCTGTTGCGGTGGAGCGCGCGCTGAGTCGCGCTGCACCCAGTCTCGATTTCTTCCCGTTCGAGGGCGGGCTCGATCTTGTTTCCTCGCCCCTGAGTATTGTCCCGGGGCGGGTGGTGGAAGCGCAGAACTTCGAGAGCACGGTGAACGGTGGCTACCGCAGGATCAAGGGCTACGAGCGCCACGACGGGCGACCCAAACCCTCTGATGCCCAGTACGCGATCCTCAATGTCACCATCACCGGGGCTTTTGCGGTAAATGACACCATCACGGGGGTAACCTCGGGGGCGACTGCGGTGGTGGTGGCTGTAGTGACAAGCGGAACCCCGGATTATCTGGTCATCACCAAGATCAGCGGTACTTTTATTAACCCGGAAACCCTGAATGTTGGTGGAAGCGGGCAGGGCACGACCAGCTCGGAAGCGACGGTAGACGGCGCTTCGACCGCTCAGCTTCACGCGCAATACAAGAACCTTGCCGCGGACGAGTACCGGGATGATATCGGGGCGGTCCCTGGCTCTGGCGTGGTTCGAGGGGCTATCCGACACGGCGGCGTTACCTACGCCTTCCGCAACAATGCCGGAGGCACCGCAACAGAGCTTTACAAGTCATCGGTCGGCGGCTGGGTGGCGGTAAGCCTCGGCGAGCAGGTCAGTTTTACCGCTGGCGGCGGCGATATCGACGAAGGCGACACGCTCACCCAAGGCGGGGTCACCGCCACCGTCAAGCGGGTGGTCATCACGTCTGGGACACTGGCCGGAGGCACCGCGGCCGGCAAGTTGATCCTGTCCGGCCGAGCCGGTGGCAACTATGCGGCCGGCGCCGCGACAACGACCGGGGCTGGGGTTCTGACGCTCTCCGGGGCGCAGACAGCCATCACCCTACAGCCGAATGGGCGCTACGAGTTCGTCAAGGAGAACTTCGGGGGCGCTGCCAACACTACCCGGATTTACGGCTGCGACGGGGTAAACAAGGGGTTTGAGTTCGATGGCACGGTGTACGTGCCGATCGACACCGGCATGACGACGGACGCGCCCAGTCACGTCGCGGCGCACAAGAAACACCTGTTTTTCTCGTTTGTGGGGAGCGTGCAGCATTCCGGCACGGGAACACCGTATGTGTTCACCGTGCTGTTGGGCGCGTCCGAGATCGCCATGGGTGACACCGTGACAGGCTTTGCGGTGCAACCCGGCGTGGAAGCGTCCGCAGCGCTTGCGATATTCACCCGCAACCGCACCAGCATCCTTTACGGCACCAGCTCGGCAAACTGGAATCTGGTGCCCTACCGTGCGGAGCTGGGGGCCTACGGCTACACGATTCAGGACATCGGTTTCACGATCTTTCTGGATGATCGCGGCATCACGAACCTGGTCACGGCACAGAGCTTCGGCAACTTCGCTCATGCTGCGCTGACCTATCACATCCACACCCTTGTCAACGAGAAGCGGCTGCTGGCGACGGCATCGTGCATATCGCGTGACAGGTCGCAGTACCGCATCTTTTTTTCGGACGGATCGGCGCTCTACTTCACCTTTGTCGGGAAAAAACTCATTGCGATCATGCCGGAGCTGTTTCCTGACATCGTGCGCTGCGCCTACTCGGGAGAGGAAGACGATGGATCAGAAATTGCGTTCTTCGGGTCGGATGCCGGATTCGTCTACGAGATGGAGAAGGGCACCAGCTTCGACGGGGACGCGATTGAATACTACTTCGTGCTGCCGTTCCACTTCATCAAGAGCCCGCGCACCAAGAAGCGCTATCACGGCGGGCTTTTTGAAATGACGGGCGAGGGCTACGCCGAGTTCAATTTCAGTTTCTCGCTCTCCTACGCTTCCGGCGAGCAGGATGTCGATACGACACTGATGCTGGGGACGAATTTCTCCTCGTCAGGGCGCTGGGATGTCGGGGTGTGGGATGTCGGGATTTGGGACGGTCGGACGCTGATCCCGACGGAGTTTGACCTGACCGGAAGCGCAGAAAACATCGCGCTCCGCGTGTCTGGATCGGCCGACTACTTCGAGCCATTCACTTTCCACGGCGTGATGATGGATTACGCGCCGCGGAGGAAGCTGAGGGTATAAGCATGGCGAATGATTTTTATACAAGCACCAGCGTTCCTGGCACTGGGGCTGCGCTTTCTTCGGCGACGATCCGGGCCGAGTTTTCGGCGATCTCGGCGGGCTGCGACAAGCTGCCGGGCCTCAGCGGCAACGGCAACAAGGCCGTCGTCGTCAATGCTGGCGGCACCGCCCTCACTGTCACCGCCGCAGCTCTCGCCTTGGCCGTGGCCTTCACGACTGCGGGAGCCGGCGGGATCACCCTGACCTCGACCGGCGCCACGAACGTCACCCTTCCCACGACTGGCACACTTGCCACCCTGGCCGGTGCGGAAACCTTCACCAACAAGACCATCACGACCTTCGGCGGCGCGCTGACATTTACTCCGGCCGGTGCGTCTGCCACGTTCTCCCCGACTGGCGCCGGTACAGTCACGATCGCGCCTGCAACCGCTGGCACGGTCAACAATGTGGTGATCGGAGGGGTAACCCCGCTTGCCGGCACGTTTACCACGTTGGGAGCGAGTTCGTTGAGTTTGACGGGCACTCCGCTCGGCCCCGCAAGCGGCGGGACGGGTGTTGCGAACAACGCAGCTTCTACTCTCACGATCTCCGGCAGCTTCGCTACCACCTTTACGGTATCCGGCGTGACTGGCGTGACCCTTCCGACATCGGGGACACTGGCGACGCTGGCAGGCTCAGAAGCCCTTACCAACAAGACGTACAACGGCAACACCTTCACCGCTGGGACTGGGGTTCTCACGATCGCTGCTGGCAAGACGGCGACGCACAACGCCACGACGACGTTCGCCGGGACCGACGGTAAGACGTTGACGATATCCAATAGCCTGACACTCGCCGGGACCGATGCAACCGTGATGACGTTCCCGACGACCTCGGCAACGATTGCCCGCACCGACGCCGCGAATACTTTTACCGGTGTGCAGACGATGACCTCGCCTGCGATTACGACGCCAGCCTTTACGGGGGCGTTCAGCGGCACTTACTCGCTTGGCGGCACGCCGACGATCAACGTCGCGGCTGCTGTGGGCGGAGCGTGGACCGCAGCCGCTACCTGGACCCTGCCTGCCCTGACGCTTGGTGGCACGGTATCCGGGGGAGGACAGCAAATCAACAACGTGGTGATCGGCACGGTCACGCCTCTTGCTGGGGCATTCACCACGCTCTCGGCTTCCGGCAACGTCACGGTCACGAACGGCCAACTGATAACCGCTGCGGCGAGTTCGGCGCTCTTCAACACCGTGGCGACAACGCTGGCGATCGGCGGGGCTGCGACCACGCTAACGCTTGGTGCCGTAGCGAGCGCGACGACCTGGACCGGACAGGCTTGGACACTGACCGGCGCCAACTCGACGAACAACACGGCGCTGACGGTGCAGAACACGTCCAACGCGGCAGCCGCGTCGCACTCCTACATCAACGTTGCGGTTGGCGGTACGACCTCAACGGGCGACCCGCATGTGCGGCTGACGATCCCAGGCGGAACATCATGGTACATGGGAACGGACAACTCTGCGTCCGACGCATTCATTATCGGAACCGGTACTGCGGTCGGCACCAATCCAGCCCTAACCATCAGCGCGGTACTGGCCGCAACCTTTGCGGGCGCGGTATCCGTGTCCTCCGGCAACCTGACGACGAATGTGGCCACCACGCAGGTCATTTTCTCGGCGAGCGGTGTAGCGACTGGAGGCGCCGGTTTCACCTTCAACACGACTGGCGACATTTTGACCGTTGGCGCGATCAATGTTGCTGGCACCACGGCACCGACCTCTGGATGGTATCTGCCGAGCGCCGACCTGATCCGCACGCCGAACTCGGTGACGATTGACGACAACCTCACCGTCACCGGCGGCACGATCACCACCGGCAGCGGGCAGGACGCCAATATCCTAATAGGAACAACGGACGGGAGCGACAACCGATTACTGACCCTTTGCGCTGGCGGTGCCTCATCATCCGGTCGCGGCGCGTCCCTCATACTATATGGCAATGAGCACGCGCAAACGGGGATATTGAGGCTTGGTGCTGGCGATGTGTCCGGTGGCACCATCGACTTATACGCGAACGCCGCGTTGCAAGCCAGAATCCTTCGTGTCTCCTCGACGACTCGCTGGATCGAGATATTCGGCAGCAACGGTAGTAGCCCGACGATTCAGGCAAGCGACGGCGACCTGACTTTGACTTCGGCAGCGGCGACCGGCAGCATCATCCTGAGCCCGACTGGGTCTGGCGGCATCGTGCGGGTGACGGGAGGCTCGAACGATCTGTACGTTGATGATAGTATTTTTGCTGGACTTGGCGGGACTGGTAGTAATTCTCCAGTTATTGTCCTAGACGGTGGAACTGCGGCCAATTCCGGACCTATGCTACGTCTGAGAAAAAACTCTTTAGATAGAGTGCTGTTAGGTATGGAGTCCGCTATTCTGGGAGGCGGCAGCGCGTCGAACAATATGCTGTTTTGGGTCGAAAGCACCAATGATCTTAAGGTCTATATTAACGGGACGGAGCGATTCAAAATTGCCAGCACAGCAGATGCCTCTCGGATCGTCAATGGCATCCGCATCGGTGCGGACTCGACGAATAACCTGCTCGACGACGCCACCAATGGCGCTGGCTCCGCAACGCTTTTCATCGGCAACGCCTCGATCAACGTCACGTCCGACATCCGCATGAAGCCTAACCGCTCGCCGACAAAGCGTGATGCGTGGCGGATCATCGACCAGATCGAGGTCATCGACCACGACTGGAAACAGGACTCTGTTTACGGTTACATGAATGAACGTGGCCCGTTCATGGGCGTAGCGGCGCAGCAGATTCAGCCGATCACGCCGTGGGCGGTGAACAAGCCGGGCAATCCTGACGACCTGTGGTTCGTTGAGCACGTCCACCTTGTGCCATTGCTCATCAAGGACGCGCAGGAAACGCACGCACGCCTCGCCGCGCTCGAAGCGAGACTCAACTAAGGAGACCACATGGCAACTCTCACCACCACCATCCCTGACGCCGTAGTGCCGCGCGTTCAGGCTGCGGTGGGCGGTATCATAGGACTAAAAGACGTGAACGGCAATCCTCGCCCGGCGACGGCGAACGAGGTCGAGGCCGAGATGCGCGCCTATCTCAAGCACTTCGTGCTGGACTGGGAAACACGAGTGCAGAAAGAGGCGATCACCGTGCCGGAGACAGGGCTGTGACCGCCCTAGTCCTCTGCCTGCTCGCCGTCGCCGCAGCGATTCCGATCTACTTTGGATTCGTGATGCTCGGATCGCCGTTCACCGTGCTGTGCGCTCTGCTCGCAGTAGCTCACATGGCCGACGCTGGATCAACGCGATGGGTGCTCAAGCGCGGCTCGCACGAGTCCAATCCCGCGTTGGCATGGCTCGACCGCACGATTACTCCACTGCCGAATACTGGCAAGTGGCTGTGGTTGCTGACCCCGAAGATGATCGTCATAGGGCTGCAATGGGCGGCGCTGGCGCTCTACTGGCCTGACGACTGGGTGATCGCGATGGCGTGCGTGACGATTGTGGCGCACTTCGGGATTGCGAGTAGGAATCTCAACACGGTGAGGAAAAAATGATCAAGGCCACAGTTCAGGAAGTGCTCGACTCTCACAAGGCGTTTCGTCGCATCAACGAGGAAGTGCGCCTGCCGCAGAAAGCCGCTTGGCGCGTGGCGCGGCTGTTGAACAAGCTCAAACCCGAGGTCAAGAACTTCGAGGAGGCCCAGCTCAAGCTGTTCATGGATGCCGGCGGTGTTCAATCCGGTGGTGGTGTGCAGCTTGAGGCTCTTGAGCGAGAGGACGATGAATCTTCGGCTGAGTGGGCGAAGCGCCAGAAGGAACACCGCGACACGCTGAACAAGCTGAGCGACGAAATGCGCGGCCTTTCCAAGAACGAGGTCGAGATCGACTACGACCCTATCCCTCTGGTGCTGTTTGAGGACGACGAAAAGACGCCCGCAGAGAAGCGGCGGCAGTTTTCGGCCAATGACTTCGCAGACGCCGGGCCGTTCCTCGTCGAGACCGACAAGAAGGAGTAACCCATGACCGGCCTGATCTCCACTGTCATCAACCAGGACGATCCGCTTTCCAGCCTTTCCGGTTACGACCCGGCACTCTCCGAGGTCGAAGCCGGGACCGATACCGTCGCCGGGCAGATGGAGTCTTTGCTGGCCAAGGATTCGCCGTATCTGACGCAGGCCCGTACTCGGGCCGCACAGGGCATGAACAGCCGCGGTCTCTCGAACAGTTCCCTGGCGATAGGGGCGGGGGAGGCGGCGGCCTACGATGCCGCTCTCCCCATCGCGTCCCAGGACGCCAGCATCTACAACACCACAAGGCTCACCAATCAGGCGGAGGAAAATCGTGGATTTGAATTCACTGCTGGCGCGAATAACCAGGGGGCATTGACGGCGTTTCAGGCCAATAAGGCCCTGGAGAGTCAGCGGCTGTCCGGGACGCAAGCCATTGAGCAGATCGGTGCGCAAGGCGCTGAGTCGCGGCTGAACATCGGTGTCCAGACCGGCGCGAACCTTCAATTGATGGCCCAAGAGTTCGCCAATCAGACCCAGCTCACCGCCGCCCAATTCGCCCAGCAGAAAGCGATGACGCTCCTGCAAGGCGAGATCGAGAGCGGTCTTATCACGACGCGCGAGCAATCGGAAGCCCGGCTCGCCCAGTTGCAGGGGCAGATCCAATCATCGTTGTCCGCACAGGCTTTCGAGCAGCAGCTCGGAACGATGGGCTACGCGAATACCTTACAGAAGGAGTTGATGGGAGTCGAGGCCCAGTTCCAGCAGGACATGGCGCAGTTGCAAACCAACCTGCAAACCGGGCAAATCATGCCGGCAGAGCTTGCCCAGCAGCAGGCGCTGCTCACCCAGCAATACCAGCAGCGACTCGGAGAAATGGGATTCTCGGCCGAGGCACAGCAGCAACTCGTCACCCTGCAGGCCACGCTGCAACAGCAAATGGCGCAGCTCGAAGCGAACTTGCAGACAGGCCAGATCATGCCCGCGCAATTCGAGCAACAGAAGCAACTGCTCGACATGCAGCAGGATAACCAACTGGCGACACTCGCGAAGCAGTCTGAGATTCAGCAGTCCATGGCTCAACTGCAAGCCGAT